CAGCTTGCATTCCCAAGGCCTCTAAATCTACAGGATTATTACCGCCCCCAGTGCCTGTGTCGTCTCTACCACCCATTTATCCACCCTCATTCTTTATCATAAATAGTTTTAAAATAAAAATGCCAAGCGAAAGCTTGGCATCATAACTATTTTCGTCTTGCTTTTTCTGCTTCTTCCTTTTCTTTCTCAAATTCTTTGATCATTCTCTCTAAGAACCATTTGCGAAGACCGACCGGAAGATTATAAAGCTCGAACATCGACCATCCTCCATGATGTTTCAAGAGGAAGAATTGCTCATAGACATTTTCCATATACTCATCGGTCAGGCCAAAAAAAGTCCGCGTTGAACGGTACCTCCATTTCTTGCTCATGGGAGCAAGATTTGCATTCAAAATCTCTATACACCCTCAAATCTGGGGATAGTTCCTTGTACGCTCCTCTGAGGATTCTTGTTTCTTTGGCCGTTACATTGTCAATAACATAGTCAATGGTTTTTCTATCCGTATATCCATTGACAGATACAATAAAGAATCTCATTTGGCCAGTTAAGGTTTCTTCAATTTCGTTTTCTCTTTTACTTTTCTTTTGGGCCGCCTTGATCATACCAACTTCATCTCGACCAGTTAACATCTTAACTTCCATGAGAAGCTTAGACAATGGAAGGGTTACGACGTAATTGCCGTTGTCTTTTTGTTGAATATCAAATTCTTCACCCCATTCCCCGCCATGGCGTATTGTTGGTTTTAAGAGATTGAAGTTTAGTTTCGTTCCCTCTCCACAAGCAGGACAATTTATCCTCGTTTGGTAGATGTGGCCATATGCTGATGCTCTGGCTGCAATTAGAATGGCGTTTCTATCTCCAATTAGAAGATCTTCTGCTCGGATATTTCTGTCGACAATAAGATTGTCGATAAGCCTTTCAATTGCCAATCCTTTTTTAAGCAAAGAGCGAGATGTTAATATGTCTTCATCCTTTGCTGTCATGTATCTAATTTCAATCGTCTCTTGATTGTGAAGGGGATGTCCTTGTGGATACATTTTACCCTTTGAGGGCAATTCTACAAATTCTTTTGGTGTGACAAAATCCATTGGATTTGCCATTTGTGGCGCCGGGGTTTCTGCACTTGGCCTTGCCCCGAAGCGTTCTTCGTTGTTTCTCATTTATACCTCTTTAAAAATTATGAAAAATTGTTCCATGTTGTCGAAGTCAGTACTCCAGTATCCATTTCATGTATAGCATAATCATATGCTATATCGAGCGTGTATTCAACCAAATTATCATCTTCGTAGGATAGATCTCCAAATTTAATTGATTTTATGATGGGGCCATGCAACGTCCATTGTTCAGTAACATTGACTTTCATCGGGAAATTACCATCATCATCGGCTGTCCCTGAAATCGCACCAGACCCCAATTGTTGAATGACTACGGACTCCGGCGCCCGATTCATCTTCCCGCCGGGAGTGTACCCTTTATCACCAGTTATTGTATTATCCCATAGGCCCTGCCCAAAGGCATTAATTCCGGATGATAGTTTTTCCGGCGATGACATTTGGGCTTTGTCTCCATTAGAATTAATAGCATGCTTGTCTTCCGTTGGAATAGCGTAGCCGCTATTTCTAAGAATTTTCCATAACATATCAGCAGTATCTAGACCATCACCATCACTGTCGGCATCACCCGGGCCCATACAGACAAATGTAATTGTGATAGGATTCCATTTTGCAATGCCGGGATAGTTGAAATGATGATTTAACAATTTGTACTCTTTGGTTGAAATCTCAACACTTGGTTTTGAAATACTTTTAACATTTGGGAGAAGGAAGGTCCCAAAGTTTACAATAAACCGGGACTTCATTTTTGGTTGAACATTGTGATTTGTCCAGAAAGCCATAATGTTTTAATCTGCGCTGGTTTCTGTGCTATAATAAGGTGACCCCTCTTCACCGGCTATCACGCATGTCGCCCAGTCGTATCGTATACCCAATTCAATTTCAATAAGATTATCATCTTCATATGATAATTCGCCAAATTTACAAGTTTTCAACCATGCTTGTTTGAGTGTCCATTGTTCAATTTCCACTCCTTTTGCGTTAAGTTGAGAAATTACAACTTCGCCTAATGCGCTTTTTGCTTTACCTTTGGACATGCTTGACATATCCGCCGCAGTAGTTCCGCTTGGAATAGCATAGCCCATGGCTGCGATGATTTTATTTGTATTGGCAACTGCATTGGGAGTTACGGGGTCAACAAGGGTGAGACTAATTTCTTGCCACTCAACCCTTCCCGGCCAATAATAATTATGATTCAAAAAAGAATGCTTCGATTCAGTAATTGAAAAATTCGGCTTAGTTACTTTTTTTGCGAACCAAATAATTGGATCGGTACCCCCTAGATTATCAAATGAAATTTGCCACCTGAAACCTCTTTTGGGATCTGCACTTGTAGCGCTTACTGTTGTCCAAAATTCTGCCATTGATTAATTCTCCTTTATATTATTTAGTGCCTTACGCAAAATCTGCACCGGATCGAGTAATAACAAAATCAACAACAATGTACTCAATGGCCCGAGCCGGTTTGATATAAATTTTAGCATACATAATGTTTCTATCGATCAAATCCGCAGTCGTTGTTGTTTCATCAAGAATGAGTTTATATTCTACAATTCCAAAGCGAGATTTAACATCTGATAGCACTGGCTCAACTTGTCCTTTAAACCTTGCCCAAGTTGAAGAAATGTTTTGATCAAAAAGAAGGTTCTTAGAAATAGTGCTGACTTTGCTTTTGAGATAGAGAAGCAATCGCCGAACATTGATTCTATCCAATGCTGACGGAGTGCTCTGAAGTGTCTTTTGACCAAAGATAACAACACCTTCGTTTGGAAATGTTGCGATCGGGTTAATGTTTTGAGCGTAAAGTTTGTCTCTTTCGCTTACATCCAATCTTTGTCGAGCTTGCACAACCCTTGGCCCTTGGCCTCCGCCAAGATTCCCAAGACCACCACGATTAAACCCTGCTGGGGCAAACCAAAGTTCGCTTTGTGCTTCAGATTTTGCAAAAGCACCCAAAGCGGCAATAGACGACGGTACCCAAACTCTCTGAGCACTTCCAAGGGTATCTTGAATTTGAACCCATGGGTAGAAAGCACATGCATAACTTGAGTCAATGTTTCTATTTTTCAAAGCTGTGACTGCGCTGTCGACAGATCCTCGCCTAGTAGATGCTGCCGCGTTTGATTCGGCGCTTGGCAAATAATCATTTTCTAAATCTATAATTCCTAAACAATCTTTTCTTTCTTCACAGATATTGATTATTTTATTTGTAACAACTGGTTGATAAATTCCGGGAACCATCATTAAATTGCAAGGAACATTTTCAACATCATTAACTGAATCCAAAGCTTTGGCTAATGAATAATAAACATAGCTATTTTGATTTGTCGACTCATCACTAAGGAGACTATTCCTAAAAGGTTCTTTCTCTTTAACGTCTAAACCGTCAAATCCTCCAAAAAACGGAGCAGCAAATTTTTTAACTCGTTTATTTAGCAAAGCAGTAGAACTGGACATGGCTGTGTAGGAAGTCCCACTCCTTCGAGATCCAGAAGTATAGGTAACAGTATTTAGTGCATCGTCTATTATAATGTCATCCAAAGAAAAGACAAATGAGTGTTCAAAATAAGTATCTGGTGACCTTTGTTGGTGATAATCATCACCCATTCTTCTAACGTAGTCTCCATATCCCGGATCCAATTGGTTTGTGGTACTAGTAATTGTGGGCCTTATTCCCCATGTGCAAGAGTATGGGCTTGAAGGGGATCCTTGTGTCCCATTTCCCCTCAAAGGAAGAGACGGAAAGTGGTAAGATGCGCTAGCATCTAATGGTAGAAGAAACTCTGTGAATTGATGTGGAGCGAATTCATATCCGTCAGAATCCAGCCCAGCCATATAAACAGACCCTGATCCCAAAGCCATGGCTCCGGGAAGATTTTGATCATCTAAGGAAAATGGTCCAAGTTGTCCGTAACCAATTTTAAAAGTTTGTGGCCTGATAGGTCCAAA